AATTCATTACATTTTGTCCGAAACTGGCGAACTTTTTCAGACCGCAAATTGGAATAGAAAACTATATCACGCATCCACATCTTATCTAAACAGTACTTCAATAGGTGTCGAGGTTGTGAGCCCCTATTATGGGAAAGCTCGAAATGGTCCTGAAGGGGAATATGTCAAAAAAACATGGCCTAAGTTTATTAAAAACGCTCCATGGGCGCACGAAGGGTCTTATATTTTACCAACTCCCAAACAGATGGAAGCCGTGTGGAAATTAACACAAAAATTAACTAGCCCAAAATCTGGATTGAGTATTCCGCTAAAGTTTGTGGGATTTGAGCGTGACAACGACCGCCTAGTTATAACAGGAAACCAGAATTATCTCAAAGCAGAGGGGCCGGGAATATATGCACATTCATATAAAGATCATGCTGACGGCGCCTCCTTATCTTTATATTGTTTTTGCCGAGCCGGCGGACTAGACCCACAGACTGCATATAATGTTTTGTTTATAGGCCTCGATGGAGCCGCCATAAAACGTTTCGGGAACAATTATTATGTCACGCTGGAACAAATAAAAGGGTGGACGGGTAAAGAATTAAAAATTCCAGATCCAGATAAACCCAAAAAAGAGCCCAAGAAGGAAGAAAAGCCATGAGTAAACTTTTAAATAATCTGGGTTCGGGAATGGCAGGTAACAAGGCCCGCTCCGTAGGTGTATTAGAAACACTACCCGAAGAAGTTAAAGATATTATGTCGGCTAAAGGAAAAATAGATATTAACAAGCTTGGTATCAACGGCACCAACTTTCCCGACTGTACCCCTACTTATGTCCCCATCAAAAGAGCAAAAGTAATCAAAAAATATGACTCCTACATAACCTTGGGCGCCGATGCTCCTTCAGGCCCAGGTAGTGGATATTCCTCAATGGGCGGACGCTGTTCTACAATTGATATGGTAACGGGAAGAATGTCTTCGGTTGTTGAGGCTTCTACCAATCCTTCTCTTTATGTGTTGGACAGTTTTAAAAACGATGCATCGCGCATCTATATCAGCCAGCGTACAGATGTTGATGAAAATTTTGGCATCGCCCTTGGCAGCGTGGGAAATTCTAGAGGCCGTTCTGCCATTGCTTTAAAATCGGATGCGGTAAGAATTATTGGCCGAGAAGGTATCAAGTTGGTAACTTCGCCTTACGGAGATTATAATTCGCAAAGCGGGAAAATAACCACTCGATACGGCATAGATTTAATGGCGCAAAACAATGACATTGATTTGCAACCTATTCCGAAGGGAGATAATTTGGTTAAAATTTTGGAAGAAATAATGGTTCATATTGCTAACTTGTACACCACTATTTTTTCTTTATCCAAGGAGCAAGCCGAATTCGCAATTGCCCTCGGTGCCCATACACACATTACTGGCGCCCCAGGCTCACCCACAGGGCCTTCTGTAGAAATAATAAATAAGGCTATCAAGCTAAGTAAAACCGCCATCGAAGTAGGTGCGCTCACTTCCATGCAAGAAAGATTAAATACTGCTCTCGATGAGTTAAATTATCTTTACACGCTGGGATCTACTTACATTAATAGCGATCTAAACAGGACAAATTAAATGGGACTTATAGACGACATTCGCAATATTGTAGAAAGCTTGTACAAAGATCAAGATCTTGAATCTGATTTCTTAGATAGTTCCACGGTCAAATCACTCATTGACGAAAATTACCTCTCACCAGAATTTAATGATTATGATGATTTTCTGGAAGAGAAAAAGGGTTTAGATTACAATTTAGGAAAAGATTATAACGAAAAGAATCGCCGCAAAAAAATAGCAGGAAAACTCAACAACACCAGTCGTTCTGCCGGCAGCGCAAGAAAAGTGCAGATAGAATATTTTATTGGAAACCCTTTTCCGGAAGGAAGTGGACCTCCATCATTTATGAAAAAAGATGATCTAAAAGAAGCGCTGCCTAATTTAACTTTAAAGCTTATTTATGATCTAATAAAAACTGAAAAAGATTTAAAACATGCTGTTATTTTGTTAAACACTCTTTTGGGAAGTGAATTTTTAACAGATCCGGATTTCGACGAAAGAGATGTTCCTATATTTGACTTTATTCCTCTCCTTAGACTTGATGAGATGTTTAAACCCTATTTTGGCAATAGTTTGACCACTACCTATGCATATTTTCGCACAATTGATGTATCCGAAAGTAAAAAAGCAATTTTTCGTGGAATTGATATGGTGGCCTACAAAAAGTACGCGAAAGAACATAAAAACATATTGGAGCAATTTTACAGCACTTACGAAACTACCCCCAAAACTGCTTACTATACACAAATTTTTTTCCATATGCAGAAATTATATGAGAAAATGGAACTGCCTCTAGTTGGCTCCATAGCACAAGCAGAATTAAGAAAATATATCGATAATGATTTTTTGAACAATTTAGCCTCTACCCTTGCTAAAACATACGGACAAGATAATCAAGCCAAGCAGCTGTTTGCGCAACTGGCATCCAATGTGGGCTTGACAGCAGAAGAAACAGAAAGATTTTTATATCTTTTTGTTTTTCCTGATCTAGATTTTAGTGAATGCTCCGATGAACCTCCTGTTTCTGACGAAAAAGAAGATGATATTTGTGAAGATGATATTTTCCCACCACCACCACCATCCTGGGTTGATATGGACCCACAGACCTTATATTACAATCAGTCACAATGCTCCTATTTGATGTCACAGCTTACTGCCTACGAAACCCTTGAGTCCAAGACACTAGAAGATATCAAGGAAGAATATAAATCACAAATACTAGAAAACATGCTTTCTTTAATGGGGCGAGCACCAACAGATGAACAATTTTTGTCTTTAAAAAATGATATAGAAATTTCTCAATATTATGTTAATCCTAAAAAGCTTTTAAAAATAAAATTATTGGCGCGCCTGCCTAAAAAAGCAGTAATAGACATAGAAGAAACAGTTCCAGAAGATCCCCCGGAGGCACGACTACTCACCTACCCGCTGGAAGAGATGTTCGAAAATTTATCACTTTTATCTAATATGTTCCAAATATATGAACAGCGCATGGTGGTTGATTTGTTGCGAGGCAATTCTTTATATTATGAAGGGCTAAATTTTTCTAAAGAAGCCTCTTTGGTAGAGGAGT